GAACTGGTCACGCACCGCGTTTGCGCGGAGGAACTTGTGGCCGTACCTTGTCTCGTAGTTGAACGGGTTCGCAATCGCGGCGGTCTTCACCGCTTCAAGTTCCGCGTCACTCACCTTGAACCCCTGCCCTGTGGCCATCTTTTGAATAGCCTGAGAGTCGGTGTCAGCAACACTTGCGTTTGACTGCGTGACCGTCTTCGCCGCCTCAAAGTAGCCTTCGGCTTGCTTCAGGTTATTGGCGTACAGGTCACGATAAGCCTGCTTAAACTCCACCGCGTAGTACGGATTGATCTCCTTCAGGGCCTCGAACTCTTCCATGTTCGTCGGAAGCGAGATACCCTTCTTGGACATCTCCTGCGCGAGCGGAGAATTCGCAAGTTGTGAAACGGTGAGCTGATCTACTGCCTGAGACACCTTCGGATCAGTCGGGCTAAACGTGTCCGCTGCCGGGGTACCCTTGTCGGGTCCGGCATTGGGGTCTGCCACTGTTGCCGCAGGCGCCGCTCCCTTTTCACTGAGCTGGCGCTCCAGCTTCTTGTACAGCAACTCCACACTCTTGAACTCGCCAGCCTCTTTCGCTGCGTCGAGTACGGCCTGGAGCGCTTCCTTCTGGTACCCCAACTTCCCGGCGATCTCCGTGACACCCTTCGAGAGTTCGTCGGTTGTGGCGTACTTTCCTGCATACTTCCCGGCAGGTGCGGCTTTACCAGCGTCAGTGTCTCCAGCGGGAGTGCCCTTGCCGGGTTCCGCTGCGGGTGAAGCTGGTTTCAAATTCTGAACTTCTGCGAGCTGCGCGTCATCCAGTCCAGCAAGCGCCTCGCTGTCACCTACGTCAACCTTTGATGCGTCAAACTCCGGGGCCGCTGGCTCTTCCGGTACAAGTTCGTCTGCCGCTGCCGCAACTGGTTCCGCTACAGCTCCACCCTCTGTCCCATCAGGTGCAAAGAGTGCCGTCACTTTTCGCTCGAACATAGTTACCTCGAAATGGTTAGAAGAATTACCGCCCGACGTGAATGTCGGGTACCGAGTGTAGCACACCAAAGACAGAGAGAAGGTACAGCACGAGCGCGACCACAACCGCAACATTCAGGATTTTCTTGACCGTGTCCTGCATCGGGATGTACGTGTTGATCGCCCACAGGATCACACCAACGACAACGAGAAGAACAATAAGACCGACGAGTGACATTGGATGCCTCACAGTGACTGAGAATTGTACGGGTTCTCTGATTGCTGGTTCCCGTACTTTGCTTTGTACGCCGCGTGAGCCTTCGCGATGACGGCCCCCATGTGCGCCTTCCGGTGCGCGTCTGATCCGGGTTTCGCTTTCTTCTTCTTCGCTACGTGCTCAGGGAGACCGCTCTGTCCCTTCGACGCCTGATCGAACTCGTCAACCACATTCTGCGATACCGGCGAGTTCGGTGAATGGAAGAGTCCCTGTTGTGCCTTCGATGCGTATGGCATCACTTAAACCCTCCGAAGACCGGCTTGGCTGCTGGTTTCGGTGCAACACCGGCAACGATCTCGTCGTTGGTTTGAGGCGCCATCTCGCCCTCACCCTCCGCACCCTCTTCACTACCGAGTGCGGTCTTCAGTTGATCCAACAGGTCTTCGATCTTCGAGATGAGCTCCACTGGATCGTGAGACGCTGCTGCTGGGGCCGCTGCTACCGGAGCCGCTGGTGCGGACGGTGCAAACGGAGTTGTTCCGGGAACTGGAAGTGCCATGTCATGCTCCCAAGATGGACACCGTCACATAATCCGAAGCGTCACCACTCTTCGTGAAGACCGTGATATTGACGCGCCAGATTTGCGTTGCCTTGCCGGTCAAGAGGTACACGACACCGTCCCCTGTCTGCGCGAGCGCCTGGATGGTTGTCCAGTAGACACCATCAAGCGACACGTCGAGCGTTCCCGTCAAGGTCGTCGGAACGCGAGAGAACCCGACCACATCCGTCAGGACGAGGTCGTCGATATTCATGGCCGCGCTAATGTTCTCAGTGGCACTCTTCGCACCGATCCCGATAACCGTTGTCAGGGCGGTAAAGGTCACACTGTACTTCGCCCACGAGGTCGTGAGGGCAAACGACGCGCGTTCGGTCGCGGTGTCAAGCACCTGGACGATCTCTCCACCCGCTGCGCCAATGGCGTAGAAGGAAACCGTGTACTGTTTTCCGACAACGAGAACTGTCTGTGCGACCGCTGCCGCGTTGCCCAAAACGTCACACACGATCAAGAAGCTCTTGGCCCCACCTCCTGCGGCATGATAGACGACCGCGTCCTGCGAGAGAGCGCTTGTGCCCGCATGAGATTCGGTCCACGAGGCAAACACATCTGCCCCACCTCCACCTGCGGTCTCAAACCCACCGTTCAGGATCGCGGTCACGTAGCCGATGACCGTATGGCCATAGCCCTTGACCTGCACCGAGAACTGTTCGACGATTCGATTGGTGAGGTGAATATCTCCGCTCGCTCCCGCGACCTTACCTATGGTCGTGATGTTGAACGACCCACCAATCTTCGTATCCTTGACGTTTGCGTACATGGTACTGTTCTCCTGATTGGTTTCCTACCACAATGAAAACAAGATAGTCAAGTCCCCGGAGAAAATCAACGGGGAAATTAGGTCATTCCGTTTGGTATCATGGCCCTGCTGTTTGAGGGAGTGTTCGATCCCTGTCCCGCCCCGAGCTGCTGCGCCTGGGCACTCTCCCGCGCGAGTTCCTGATCCGGCGAAGCGCCCCCCGTCGTATTCAGGGCACCAATCGCAGAGGCTGCGCCCTGGACGTTCTGGAGTTGATTCTGTTGCTGCTGCTGCATTGCGCCCTGAGCCTGCTGCTGGAGACCGATCCCCAGCATCTGCGCCGCGAACTGTCCCATAACATCGGCTACCGGCGAGTCCCACAGCTTGAACAGCTCATCCCACTTCACGAGCTGCGGCGGGATCGTCTTGACAAAGTCCATCGCCTCGGCAAACTTCACCTGCCGTGCAGTCTCCCCCAGCTCGACGGTCGAGGCGGTGAAGTCATACTCGCCCTGACTCACGTCGTTGATGACACCCTGGAGCGTCGGCCAGTTCAGTTGCATCCATTGCGGGTTGTTCTGATTGTCGAGGAGCCTGATCTTGCGCGGCGTGTCCATGAATACCTGAAGGTTGCCGTCGCAGTAGCGGAAGATTTCCTTCATGGAGAGCTGGACATTGCCAAAGAAATATGACAGCGCGGTCAACGCCCTCTGCACCTTCTGTGCAAAGAGGACGCCGCTCTCACCCGAGTTCTCCGCCTGTCCCTGCGTGTTGGGCGTGATGTTCGTCAGCGCTTCAGCCAGGTCCCGATCTTCGTCAGCAAAGACTTTGAGGCTTGCAGCCTCAGCAAGCGGGTGATGCGGCTCGGGTTTCTGTCCGCCCACGATCTTGTACCACCTGATCTTCCCGCGTTCGCGAGACTGCCAGGTTGGGATGTCCTGCCCCTCGATGGAGTTCTGTGGCGCATCGTAGTTGGGATTGACCGCGTCCATCAGCCACTCAAGGAATGTCATGCGCCGCTGGTTGTAAGAGTCCTGCGGGTCGATCAGAATGTCGATCAGCGACTGCGTCTTGGTGATATCGGGATGGAAGTCGTAACAGAAGATCGGCTTGAACTGGAAACCCTTCCCCTGCACCGGATACGGTTTCTCGTAGAGCATAACATTCGCCAGGAGCCAGGGAGCACAGGCGGTGATCCACAGTTCCTGCGTCACGAGCGTCTTTGAGAGCCAGCCTCCACCGCTCTTTGCGTTGAGCGCCTGGAGCTGTTCTGCAATCGAGAGCGTATCCGCTCCCGGCGTATCGCCATCGGGCTCTGCCGCCTCTTGCGTCTGCCGCGTCTGCACGTTGTAGAAGATCGTGCTCACGCGGGTCCGCCTGTCATGGAACTCGATCACGCGATAGCGCCCCATGCGCGAATCCACGAAGTCGTTGATGACGCCGCCCTCGTAGTTCGTCGTCTTCTTCGTGATAGTCGCCCGGGTGAAGAAGTCCTGGACCCCAGACCAGACGCGGTCGATCCATGACGCTGGAATGTCCCCGTTCTGGGATTTCACGCCACTGATCCGCGAGTCCGCTTCCTGAATCTGCGCGATCACATCTTCATCCAGGTACTCGGCGTAGATCGACGTGATCTCGTCTGCCGTGTAGAAACCTGTCACGCACATATAGCGCCAATCCTTCTGGTCCTGCCTCCGGGCGTCAGCGTCGAAGAGGATCATAAACGGATCGTAACTCTCTGTGTACCACTTGCCCCTGGGGTCTTCCTTTGTGCTCCAGTAATTGTTCGTCCACCCGATCTTCCCAATCGCCGCATCGAGTGACGCCTTTGTGATCTCCTTGATCCCGTTGCAGTTCCCCATCGCCCAATCGCCCACAAGCTGCGTGTGCATCTGGGCCGCAGCCTCATCACCCTCGCCGACCGGAATTGCCTCCATGTACATCTTGTTGGCCTCCAGGAGTCCGGCAATCGTGACGATCTTCGGCTGCATCAGGTTGAAGATCATCGCGGGACGGTTCTCCTTGCGGAGCTGTTCCCGGATGTCGTCGTCGATCTGATTGCCGATCACGTACTCATAAGACTTCAGGGCCTGGGAGCGGAACACGTTCCACTGTTGCCGCATCCGTTCGTAGATTGACTCGATCTTCAGGACGCGGCTCCCTGTCGAGCGAGCATCCGTTACGCTTACTGTATACGCCATTTCAGTTCTCCAATCGTCTCATCAATATCGTACACTCCACCGTTGAAATCAACGGGGAATGTACCTGAACGGGTATGATCCCAGATGGTAACATAAACATTGCACGGTAACGGGTATAATGTTACTATCCCCTGCCGACGTAGAAACCTTCCTTCTGTCGCTGCCTTGCACCCTTAAAGTAGCGATCCTCCCAGGTCTCGGTTTCCTTCACGATCTCCCGAGGCTTCGCTATCGCAAACAGTCCGTACCGGCACTCATCCAGAGCGTGATCCTTCACGTTTGGATCGTTCCCACGCCCCTTCAGGTCCTCCGGGCACTTCTCGTCACCTGTCGCCGCTGCCATCTCATCCAAGAGCGGCTGGTTCATCCCCTCGAACACGAACCACCTGTCCGGCATCAGGCTCTTCCAGTTCCACCAGCCGTTGATCCGGTCGGTCGTTGCAGGTTGGAGGAATATCCCCTGAGTCTGGAACACGTCCGCGAACGTCTTGTCGCTCTCGACGATGGCGAAGCGGTCGTTCTTCGCGAAGGCATCACGCCCCGAGACTATCGTCTCCGGCATCCTACCTGCCGTCCACTTGAAGTTGTCGATGAACTTCCTGATCCCCTCGGCGTGCTGCGAGGGCGAGAGCATATCCTGGTAGTACGTTGCGAGCCGGTAGTAGTTCCCCTTCGGGTCTGATGCGTGCAGCCCAAACGAGCACGGCGAGGAGAAGCCCGGGTCGATGGACCCCGTCAGCTTCCAGCTCGGCGGGATAGTGAAGGGCTTGACGATCTCAGTGTGTCTGTCGAATGAAGGGAACAGGTCCCCACCGAACGCATACCAATCGCCCCCCAGCAGCGCCTTCTCCATCTGCTTGCCCAGGGCTTTCATCCTGGTAGCGTAGCCAGGATCGTTCACAACGAGGACCTTGTTCTCATCCAACCAGAATGGTATAAACACTCGCGGCATGGAGCCTGCTGTGCCAGGTAGCACCTCTGCGCCGCGCGGATCGGTCTCGGGGTCTTCAGGAGGCAGGAACCATTTCACTGAGCCCGGTTTCCAGTTGTCCACGAAGCGCTTCCTCACCCACCACAGTCCCTCGCCTGTCGGGTTCGTCGTCGATCTCACCCTACATGGAAGTCCCGGTATCGTAGACCGAATACGAGAGAAGAGGTACAGGTACTGTGTCACAGTGAAGTGCGTCAGCTCATCGAAGCCGACGAACTGATACTCCTGTCCCTGGTGATTCTCCTTGTCGTTCTCGTTCTGCAAGTGACAGAAGAAGATTTTGCTGTCATACTCGGGGAACTCGAATGACGGTCCCGGCTCGCCCTGCCTGCCGCCGCAGAACACTCCACCGAATTGCGGGTAGTACAGCTTCGCCTCGGTAATGAGCCTGTCGAGCTGTGTACTCTCGCGTCTGAACAGTACAGCCCGGTAGCCGTGACACTGGAACGCTGCCCTGCCCAGGTCGGTATACACGAACTGAAGTCCAAGCGCATCGAGCACGAGGAACCATGACTTGCCACCGCCTGCCGATCCACCGCCCAGCACCTCGAAGGCGTCACTCCAGTATGCGGCATACTGTCCCCCCGACTGCGGGAAGGACAGCGGACGCCCTGGGTCAGCCCGATACACCTGCCCGTTGATACGAACGGCGCCTGTCATCTGATCCGCCTGAACTTTTGTGCATACATCGCCAGCAAAAACAATCGAGCGGAACTGTCTCCCATTAGACCCAGGGCCATATTGCACTCACTACACAGGATGCCCCGGACCGTCCCGGTGACATGGTCGTGATCGACACAGGTTCGCCAGTCAAAAGGAATTTCACGCAGACACCCCGCACATCGCCCACCCTGGTCGGCATACATCTGAGTTTTATCTGCCAATGTCAACCCATAGCGATGAATTAGATGTGCCTCGCGCCCATCCCTTCCTGTCCGTCGTCGCCACGCTTTTCGTTTCACATTGTGCTTTGGTCGATGTTTGTGTTGGTACGCCTTCACCTTGTCGGGGTTCGCTGCACACCACGCCTTTTGATAGGCACGTATACGCTCTCGGTTCCTCTCTCTCCAGACCGACAACGTCTTACCCGTTGCCATCTTTCTCCTTCTTACCGTGCTTCAGGATATACCACTTCGGCGGCACGAGTATCACCTGCGGCACGCCCTTCAGCTTGGCGCTCGTGTCTTCGATCTCGATGCTCTCCTTCGCCTTACCAAAGCCCATTTCAATCAGCAGCTTCGCGGCCTGCGGGTCAGGTGCCAGAGTGTAGATTACGCCCTCAGCGGTCTCCACTTTGATCTTCCCCAGCGCCCGAAGGATCATAGCGTCGATCATGCGGTCAATGCCGTCCATGTCCCCGACCCGTCCACGCTCAGAGGCAGCAGCCATGCGAACACGCCACAGCCCCAGGTCGCCCTTACGCTTACGGAGAGCCTTCGCGGTGATGTCTGCGGAATACTTCGTATGTGGCACAGGTCACCTCCCAGATTATGTAAACTATGTTGCCGTAACTCGTTGTCCTGCAACACAAAAGATTTTTCAGATTTCTCTTGACAAACGCATTTCGATGTTGTATATTGGATCATGTCAAACGAGACAACAACCAAAGGAGAGCGCATCATGGACACCGAGACAAAAGAGTTCGACCTCACGCACGCGATCATATCCTACGAGTCAGGTGAGATGGAGGAGGCAGAGTTTCTGGAGCTGTTCTCCTACCTTATCAAGACCAGACTGGCCTGGACCCTCCAGGGGTGTTACGGTCGGACGGCTGCTGCCCTGATCTCGAATCGCATCATCTCCCCAGACGGCGAGGTGCTCTAATGACTACCAACGAAGCGAAGCAAATAGTCCGCGAACATATGGACGAACTCGGTATCTCGGCCTTCTCGTGTGGTTGGGATCGTCCCCGGGTTGCTGAAGAAATGCTCTATCCCCGTCTCACCGCCAAGACGCCCCGGTATTCTGCCACATCGTATCCGCCGATTGACGTGTTTGTCCATGCTATACGGCAACCGCTGACCTGGATCGAACTCGTGAACCGCTGCCGCGAGGAGCACGTTCGGGTATCGTTCGCTCCCCAAATCCACGTCCGTACTCCTTACGAGAGCAAACCGGAGTACGGAGTATGAAAACCTACCTCTTCATTGTTGTCTACGTCAAGGGACACCGCAAGGCTTACTTTATTGGCAGTCAGCTTCGGTGTCTCTTGAACTGGAGCGATGTGCTCCAACATTCTGGCCCCCATTCCGCAGAGTATGCAGCCAGGATGCACAACCTTTACGGATATGAGGTGATCGAATGACTATCGTCAAGGTAAAACTTGCTCCCGGTCAAGACTGGCGCCCTGTGTGTGTTGCCTGCGAGAAGCGAATCCATCCCCCGGATGCGATCTATGCAGACATCGACGGCAGGACCTTCATTGACTACTACCACGCATCCTGCATCCCAACAGACGAAAAGGTGCCATCATGAACGCCGCGAATGATCTATTTGGATACGCAATCTGCTGGGGCGTTGCCCTGGCGCTCGTGCTCTGCATAGTCAACGCGATCTCTCAGAAACTTCACCAGCCAAAGGACCCCTGGCAATGAACCACTCTCTCACGTATCGCCTGAACGAACGTTTCGTTGCCGCCTTCCGTCCTGTCACTCACGCGAAGGCTGCTGAGTTCGGATGGAAGACCCGCCGCAAGTGTACCGCTGGCGACCTCATCTCCACTTCCCTCGGTCTCCAATGCGGGAACTGTGGCAGCTTCACCTCGGATCACGGCGCCACCTGGTACTCACCCAAATCATAAGGAGTCAAACCATGAACACTCAGCCCGGCTACGCCTATGCGGTGGGCGACATCGTTTTACTCGTCCACCAGGGAACTATCCGATATGGCAGGATTACCGATACCACCGGCAGATCACGGGTCACGGTAGGGTGGAACCAGGTGTTACACAATAGCACCAAAGACTACACGCGGCGCTGCACCGTCCTGAACGATATCGAGGAATGGCTGGTCAACCCCAACCGGCGCTGTCTTCTTGTTGCCGCAATCCCTACCCAGCTCTACATCGCGACCTGCAACAAGCGAATGTCCCAGGTCCGTCACCTCTTCCGCGAGGCCGTGGACACGAAGTCTTGACGTGTCCACGCCGTACACACGTTACGCGAGAGACCCCGGCCTTGTCCCAGCCGGGGTTTCTGTTTTGTTGTTCTCCTGTTTGCGAGAAAAGAGATATGCAACCATCTTATCGTGGCAATAATGTGCAAGGTCCTTCCCTGTGAGAATCCGATTCATGTAACTTACACCATTCTTGCCTGCCATGACACCCTCAAGAAATGCCCGCCGTAATTCCTTCTCGTGCTCCTCCTCCAAGCGGGTGAGTTCGGCCTCCAGGTCTTGAATCTTGAGACGGGCATCGACGAAAACGTCAAACGTATCACACTCGGAGGTCCAGCCCAAGTCGGCAAGCGTTTGCTTCTCCATCTCTTCTCGTGTCATGGTTTCTTCTCCTTTGAATAGGGGGCGGCGTCTGGTTTGTGTCGGCTGCTGGCACCGCGATCCGGTACCCAACAACGATATCATCGAACTGCAACACAAGAAAGAACCCGTTCCCGTTCCGCACGAACTCCAGGATCGCCCGCTCGCCCTTCTGGTTCGATACAAGGAATGTTCCCCCCTCTTTGTTCTCCCCGATCAGCGTGTACACCTGTTTGTTCTGCGTCAGGATTGTCACGCTATCCGAGAGCACGATCATCACGGGCGTCTCAAACTCGTCTTCCCCGATCCCCACCCCGTCAGGCGTGTAGGCGAAGACCTTGTCGCTCCACAGGATTTTGTTGTTCTGTGCCTGCGACAAGCCTGCCGTCAGGGTCAACACCAAGAACAGTCCCACCATCCACGTCTTCATAGTTGCCCTCGTTGTTTTCTGTATCGGTTGGTTGGGGTTCCCCAGCCCTGTACACATAGATCGTCACGGCAATAGCGCCGCCACACCCAGCCACACACAGCGCGATCCCACACCAAAGCAGGGCCAGCATCGTCACGCCTCATTGTCTTGACCTCGCGATACGGGGATGGTACCAATATCCCTTACGCTTCCCGGCCTGATACACCACAAAGATGCAGCCGGAAACAAAGCCCATCGCAAAGTACGCGAGAATCCAAAGAATCTCAATCGAGTGTTGCAGGATCGGCATAGACGTTGTCTACTCCAAGCTGAAGTTTTTCGATCTTGACGCCGCGCTGCCTCAAAATCTCAATCGCGATTCCCAGGGCCTGCCGCTCGGTGCTGTCCCCGTGTTCCAGCATGGAGACCAGTTCCTTCAACCTCTCGGTCTCCATGCCGCGCATCTGAATCTCACACCGCTTTCTCGCTGAGTTATTCACCGTCGTCTTCATTGCCCATCGAACCCACCCGTGGGACCGCCATCAAATTGCCCGTCGCCTCGCGGGTCCACTCCTGTTGCCCGTCGCCTCGCGGGTCCACTCCTGTAGGGAACGCAATCGCCCACATGAACATCGTCGTACTTACAGAAGTTTTGATTCCAGAAAACAAAGTGCACCCCATCGTCGTAGCGAACGGTTCCGATCACCTCGACGATCTGTTCTCGTTCAGGTATGTAGGCTTTGTGCAACATGGTATCCCGTCCTTTCTCTTGGTCTAAAGATACACTTCGGCGTAGTGAAAGTCAAGGGGGAAATTTCTCAAGATAACACGCAACGGCACGCGCAACCCGCGGATCATCCCGGACCATCGCCAGGGCAGTATTACAACTTCTGCACACTAAGCCCCTCACCATTCCCGTCCGGTGATCGTGGTCAACATGGCCCATGTCAGGATGATTTCTGCCGTGTACCACCAGTGAGATCGATCGACCACAAACCGCACACTTACCCTCTTGCGCGTCAAACATCTGTTGGCGGTCTTCACCTGAAATACCGTACCTTCGCTTTAGGTGCATAGCGGAAAGTTCGTTGGGGTGTGCAGCGTTCCACGCTCGGTTCCAAGCACGAACCTTTTCCTGATTCCGTTTCCGCCACTTGGGGCCGTAGGCACGCTGATAGGCGCGTGTCGCCTCCCTGTCAAGTCTCGCCATCATCGTTTCTTTCTAAATAATCCAAATGCCGCCCGTCCAATTCTCCGCCTTCCCTCATGTCTCACCGCCAGCATTAAAGCGAGAGATATGGCGCCTACCTTACCTCTACAGCGGTTCGTGTTTGCAAGAATTTCAAGTTCTTCTTGACCAAGAACCTGTCTCTCTGTTGGTTTGGTCCACACCTTAAAACACCATCCCGCGTCTAACACGTATTTTACCTTCGATGGATCGAACAGCACCCGCTCGACCTGAGCCTCGTAGCCCAGGAGGTCGAGGAACGCATCGAAGTCATCCTGCGAGCCAATAAGCTGTTCACCAACCACGCCAATCGTCGGCAAGAGCTGGCTGTCCCCGTTCATCTTCAGGATGAACCCGTTGGGCAGGAGCTGGTACGAACACTGTGCCCTGAACCACTTCGCGATCTTCCGGGCTGCGCCCGACAACATTCTCTCTGGTTTCTGCATGGGTCTCCCTATTTGAGTGTGAAATGTTTTCGAGTTGACTTGTACAGCACAACATTCTCCCGGTACCACCTCGTGCCGCGTTCTGTGATCGTGTACCCCACCGTCGTATGATCGCGGAACCCTCCGCCACACACACCACGAGCGATGCGCCTATCTTGCAACAACCTGCGGATCGTGGTCTTCGACACTTCGGACGACGAGTGCGTGATGATGTAGCACGGGACAGGCCCGTCTCCGCGCTCATCGTGCAGCATGAGAGCGCGAAGAAAGTCAAGTTGTAATCCAAACGAACGAAACCCCGACTCTGTCATATCTTCTCTCTCATTGGCCTGGTGGTCTGGAGCGGAAGGAGAGAGGTGATCTCGCTGTCCGCGAACTTGTCGAGCATCCCACACGCCCCACAGAAGAATATGGGGCCGTCTGGATTATACCCCGCTCCCATGTAGGTCCACGTCTCGGGCTTGTGGGGGCAAATTCGCTCGGTAGCTTCTGTGTGCCGCTGCGAGCGTTTCGCGGTAGCACGAGAGGAGGTCCTGGCCTGTCGCATGAATGATTTCGTCTCCCTTGAAAAACTTCACCGAGTACAGTGTCTTCCCGAACACCTTCATCGAAGATTCGGTAGAGGTGTTGTAGCCGCCCTTCTCCATGCGCGTGATGATCTGGGTGATCGCGTCCTGGGTCCGTATAGGAAGGAGGTCGAAGTCGCGGAATACCTCCGCCCAAATTTTCATATTCTCGTCTGTCAACATGATGGGAACCCAAAACTGAAGAGAAGACATACGATCAGCCAGAGCACGAGAGCGGCGGCAAACATCCACCAGCTCCACAGGGGAGTATACTCAGAATGGTTCATCGCCGTTCCTTTCGTTGTAGTCTCTCGCTGCGCCCACGATCCCGGCGCCCGATTCTTCCACCATATCCTGTGTCGGCAGGTTGTAGCGAACAGCAAACGATCCCGTGTACCCTCCACGGTTCTTTACGATCTCGCAGTTCACGGTGCGAATCTTCTCATCCGGCATACCGTTCTCCGTGTCCGTCAGGATCATCGCGGTGTAGCAGTCGTGCCCAAGCTGTGAGCCACCGTAGAAACTGTTCAGCGTCAATCGCTGCGCTCCAGCCTCCAGACGGTTCAAGCTCGACGCCGCGAGGATGTGGACGTTGTTCACGAGCGTCAGTCTGCGGATAGCCTCGGAGAGCGCCTTGATCTTCGCAAACTCATCCTGCGCCCGTCCGTTCTTGTCCACAAAGACCTGGAGGTAGTCCACCAGGATCATCTTCGCGCCCTCGTTGATCGCTGCCTTGATCCCAGCAACAAGGCTCGCTACGTTTCGGTTAAAATCAAATTGAACTTCATACTTCAGGAACTTCATCTGTTCACAAAACTTATACGCATCTTCCAGGTGTTTCCCCGCTTCGAGTTCGTCAACCGGAATGTTTGAAAACTGCCCATTCAACCGTGCGAAGATTTCGTTGACCGGCATCTCCCCCTCGATGAAGGCCGTCTCAAATCCCCGCGAGGCAGCGTTCATCCCGATCTTGAGCATGAACGATGTCTTCCCTGATCCTGGTCCACCGCCGAGGAAGGTCATGTTCCCCAGCTTCAAACCTCCGTGGCACTTCTGGTCGAGTGTCGGAAACCCTGTCGGCACCCGGAGCATCCCGCCCTGCCCGTTCGCTTGGCAGTAGTCGAGGTACGCTGTCGCGAGCGCGGACTTTGGTACCCGCGTGTTGTCGGCCAGGATTGCAGCGTACTCGTTCGAGGCACCGTTGACCGCCTCGATGATCGCAAAGGCATCGTCTTCGGTCACGAGGCTATCGACGAGGGACTGCCGGTGCTCGAACACGTAGAACTCTGCCAGCCTCTTCGCTGCGATCCCGAGGTCCACACAGGACGATGTCTCCAGTCCCGGCAGGAAGGTCTCACCGGGAGACATGGTGTTCGTGACGTTCTCCCAGGACACCGGGGAGCCGGATGACGTGAGGAGGTGCATCGCCTCGATGGACTTCCGGCAGATTTCATCCGAGAACATCTTGGGCGAAAGCGCCCGAGAGTAGCGGACAAACAGGTCGCCGTTGTTTATGGCGGTCCAGACGATCTCGCGTTCGAGGTGAAGGCGGGTAGGGGTCATTGTTTCCTCGGCTGGTTGAGTCGTTTGTAGTTACCGTCGATCCATGTACGCAGAACCGCCGTCCAGTCTGTAATCTTTTGCCCATTACCCTTCTTCCAGCCCTGTCCGGTATATGTGTCGAAGAAGAGTCTGCACCATTCCATCAGCAGGTCGTTGTTGACGTTGTGGTGTCGCTTGTCGCGATACTGCTCAGCGTAGCTTGCAACAGCCACCTTGTCTGGGGGGACGAACCCTGGGGTGTGTGGCGCAACGCGCACCCCACTCTCTTTTCTTTCTTGTTTATATAGTTCTTCTTGTTCTCCTACCCCCGGGGGTACGCTACGAGTAGGCTGCGAGTACGCTACTCCCGAATTGTTCCATTTTGAGAAGTTTTTGAGGGTGAGTAGCGTACCCATGTGGGTAGGGTACTCCCGCTGTATCATCCCCTCGGACTCCAGCACCTGAAGCGCCTGGAGAATACGGGATTGCCCACACCGAGTCCATCGCTTCATGGTGGATATGGCTACGACACATTGACCGGCATGAAGCTGAACTTCGTGACCACGATCATCCCTGTGTCGGTAGTCTCCCCGCTGTGCAAGAAGAAGGAACCGAGTGAATAAAATATAGCAAACCGGGTCTTCAAGCACCTTGTTGGTGAGGACGCTGTCAAAGACCATGACGAATCGGTTCACTCGGCGGTCTCCTCGTTCTCGGCGGTGATCTCGATGGTATACCAGTTCGTCCTTCGATAGCGAGGTCGCTTTGTTACAGTAATCACTCCGAGTGATTCGAGGGTAGCGAGTCTTTTCCGTGCGGTGCGCCGGTCTACTCGCAACACGCGAGACAAGTATTCATCGCACACCGAGAGCGAGTCCGGCGCACGTTGCTGTGCCTCACAGATTAAGATGGTGAGAAGAATCCAAAAAGGACACTGATATTCCTTGAAGAACTGTACTCCCTTATATTTCAAAGCTACACGCGTCACGATGCACTCCTCCGTAGATTTCGCTGCACGATCGGTTTGGGTTCGACGCAGATCACTTCGCCTCCCACTGTTCGCCAATGCACTTGACGCGCCTGATCCCCTCGTGTTTCCCGATCTTCCCGGTGAGGAGGAAGGGAAGCTGTGCCTTCGTCGTGTCGTCGGGGACTTCGAGACGGGCGGTGCGAACATGGTTTCTGATTCCCTGGTCCATGTGAGCAAAGTAGTCCACCTCTAAAATCTTCACTGTGTACCCTCCTTTTATCGCTTCACCATCGCAATAAAATCATCCACCTCGTCAGCGGGGTAGTATGGGTCGCACGAGTCTATCCACGGGATTTCCTCGATGCCCTCACGCTTCAGGTTGACGAGGGTCCTGCCGCCGATCCCGTTCTTGCGGAACAGGTGGGCAATATGTTGCAGACTGTACACTCGCTTCGGTTTCACGTTCATAGGGGCGCCGTCCTGTTCTCGGGAGGGATTCGATATTTCCCGTAGTAGATGTGTGGGTTGGTGGTGGACTGAACCCTGTCCATCTGGATGTGGTAGCCGCGCTTCCTCAGGTCGTTGATCCTGGCCGCGAGACGAGTGCAGCCAAACTGGTCGATGGCCTCCAGCTGTGCGATCGTATAGCCGTGGAGAAGGTGGTTCAAGATTGCGTTCGCCTGTGTCATACCAGCACCTCCAAATATGTGTTGACCCGCTGAGAGGTGGCGTACATCAGGATGCCGCGCACCTCACCGTGGACCGTGATCTCCTTGCGGCCACCCCACGCCCGGGCTTCTCGGCGTGCCAGTGTTGCCGCCGTGAGTTTGTCGTCTCCGAAGAAGTACCTGGTCGCAACACAGACCAGTCCTTCGTAGTAGCGGACGATGTACCCTCGGTCACACTTGCTGTCTTTCTTCACGTCCGTTCTCCTTGTGATGGGTTGTCTGACCTCACAACCAATATACGGAAAAGATTTTTCAATGTCAAGTGAAATCTGAAAAATCTTTTCAGCGCAGGATGCCCTCGCGCAGCAGGAGGAGCCAGGTGCGCTCCATCGACGTATCGAACCCCATCTGCGGCATCTTGTGGCTGTCGTAATCCGAGTGACAACGGGAACACAGGAACGCAATGTAACAGTCGTGCGCCTTGATCCCCACGCCCTTACCGTGGGACATCGTGTTCGAGTGAGCCGCTACGGTGGTCCCATCGTTCCTCCCGCAGTATTGACAGGGACGATCCCTTGCAGCCTGGAGTATCTTCTTGTTTCGGTAGTGCGTCTGCTTGAAGTTCGGCTCACTCATGTTGGCGCCCACACTTTCGAGGAGTCTACCTCAATCGCGATGCAGCCGGAGGAGAGCCGTTTATTGAGAATCGCCTGTCGTTCCAGGGAGTCCATCCATGCCAGATCGCCAGCAGTCTCCGGGAGGCGGCAAATACAGTGTCTGTGTGGACCGAGGGAAAGAATGTAGGGGTAGTAGTTGCCATGATAAAACTCTCTATCCCAATCCCGCTCCGCCTCTCTTTCGTCTGCAACGTCCCTCGTCACGCGGATCACCTTAATCTTCGGTGTACCCATACTGATCTCCCTCCCAGGGTTGAAGTTGAATACCCAGCCACTCGGCATAGAGCTTGCACGTATCCACGTAGGCCCGGAACGTGTCCTTGTCCATCGAGCGGGTCTGCACGGAAACCTGCGTCTCCTCAACCTCGCCGGTCTTCTCGTTCACAACATACATGATCTCGTTCGCGAACTTCGCCTTGAGAAGAGCATGGACCTCGTCCTTCGTGTACCCGGTGTACTCCGCGATGGGCGTGACGATAGCAATCCAATAGAAGTTGTTGGCCACCAGACTGCGCCGCTCGGTCCACGCCTGGATGCGAAGGATCACCTTCTTCCCGGGCCACCGCGCAGCGAGTATTGCCTTCAACCAGTTCCAGTCGATGTCGAGGTCTCCGTTCGGGCAGACCTCGGCATCGACAAAGAGAGTGTTGTCCATCATTGAACTCCCCGGCGCCTGAAGATACGGCTGAAGAGTCTCGCCACGAGTCCCGTCTTCTTGGTCTCTGGTGCGGGGGTGGGGGGCCCGAGGGTCTTGCTCGGCTTCGGGAACTTACGCCTCTTCGCGTTCTCCAGCACCTCCCCAAACTCCCGGTAACACTTCCCGCAGATTCTTCCGCCCCACACCTTGTTGTTCATGGAGAACCGCTTTGGTGTACTCTTCCCGCATCGCTTGCAGGTGACGTTCATTTCTTGCCTCCCGTGACCTGGGTGAGTTTCGCATTGAGCGAGCCGACGAGGATGTCGCGCTCCTGGTCCGTCAACATTCCCTTCTCGATCCGCCCCTTGATCGTGAGAAGAACCGAGACCTTCGACGCTTCCTCGATCTGCGACATCAGGCTCGCAGCGGGGGAAACCGTCTTGGCCTTTTTTGCCTCGGATTTGGGCTTCGGCTCGGGCTTGGGTGCCGGTGCAGGCTCCGGGGTAGATCGTTCAACCACGGGTGGTTTCCGCTCCGGCGTGGGGGCCTCTGCCGGTGCTCCCGATCCGTCAAAGAGTGCCGGTCGGGGTGGAGGCGGAAATGCGGCCACAAACGCAGCCACAACCTTATCGAACTCGACCTGGGTCAACTCCTGCCGGTCGAGCATCGCCTTCGCCTCGCGCCCGAGGGCCTGCGCCCCAGGCTTGTCTGCCGCCCTTCCCTTCGCCTCAATCGCAATGATGGCGTTCTGGAGCCACTGTTTCGGGTCCATTTTGGTGGGAACATCTTCCTGTTTAACGACCGTCTCTGTCGAGACCACCTCGGTCTTCAGGGTGGGGGCGATAGACGTGGGGAGTGGAACCGTGACGGCGTCCTTCAGTCCCTCGATCTCAGACTCGTCCATCATGCCGAGACCCAAGAGAGCGAGCACCGCCCGACGCTTCGCCTTTGTCATCGCCTTCATCCGGGCGTTCGCGAGGTCTTCACCCTTGAGGCCGAGTACGGCAACGCTACCGTCTTCGACGGTGAAACGTCCGTCCGGCATAGAGGCTTTGATCGTCACGGTGTAGATGTCTTCGTCCTTCTCTTTCGCAACCACGTCGTGACTGATTTTGTACTGGAGAGAGAGCTGTTGGGTGGCCCCCTTGTCCGCGTAGAGGATCAGTTTGCCTTTCAGGGTGAGTAGTTTGAAGGGTTGCGTTGCAGGGTCAAGTCCAACACGTTCGCAAAGGGCGTTGTAGTATGCAACACGCTGAGTAGGGGTCAACTTGGACAAGTCCCCATTTAGGACCAGGGAAGCGACAACATCCGCATCCAATCCTGCGGCGGTGTTAGCCACGGCCTGATCCACCCCACGTTTCGCAATATCTTGCACGTTTGTCATCGAAAGGTTCTCCATGTTTTATTGAGACCAATTTGGGAAATGTTGGAAGGGTCACACCCCACATCTCGCGCTATCGCCCTGCGTGATTCTCCACTTCGGAGACGAGCGCGAATCTGGGTAACCATTGGCCAGGTGAGCTTTTTCCCGGCCCTGCGCTTTTGTGCTTTGTCCCGCATATTGTCTGCGTGTGTTCCTAAGAATAGGTGCTCCGGATTGACGCAGGGAGGGTTATCGCAATGGTGGCAGACACATATCCCTTTGGGGATCGGTCCATTGACGGCCTCCCAGGCGGCACGATGAGCATACCGGGTTGATCCCCCGTCCCTGAAGGTACCGTACCCCCTCGTCGTCCTTCCTCCCACCCAAATCCAGCAGTCGGTCATGGGAGTTTTGCGCCCTTTTCTCTTTTCAGGGAAAACACTCGAATATCCTTCGCTGTTACGGCAAAAGCAGCCTTATGCTGAATAGAGTAAGTCGCCAGGACCCGTTCGCCTTCTACCAGGTTTTCATATTCTCCAACGAAGACTACCAGCTCCGCCTTCAACTCCTTCTCGATCTTCTCCAGCTCGGTGATCTTTGACTTCACCGAAACGAGGGAGGCGACCTTTTCCTTGATCTCCTCTGTCGCCTCGATCTTCGATCCCAGCTCCGGCTTCATGCTCTCGGTGTCCCGAGCGGCAACGGGGATGTCTGTGACATCACCGAAGACTACCGCGTTGTGGAACTTCACCGCCGCGTCCACCATCACCTTCTCGAACTCCTCACTCCAGTCCACGTCCAGCCGGATAAACTTCTTCTTGTCGAGAACGGCCACCCAGATGATCGCCCTCCTGTAACCCGTGACGAACATCTGCCACTGGAGCTGCGCGTAGTACGACGTGGGAACCGCTGCATCCCAGGCGCCCACCGCATAGCTCGTGGTGGTCTTCAGCTCCAGGATGATCGGATTGCCGTCACCAACAATCAGCCGGTCGAGGTTGCAGGTGGCCCAGGGGAACGCAGCGTGTCGCCTGATCTTGTTGTCGCGCTGCACACCATACTTCCCCGCCTCTTCGACCCCACCCTTCGGGAAAAAGTCCGGGTTCTTGCGCTGGAACATCAGGGCGCAGAAGTCTTCCAGCTCTGTCCCCCACTCGGTGTTGTCGTTCCCCTCAAACTCGGGAGCGAGGCCCACCTTCTTGTTGAAGAGTTCTCGGGGGGTCTCGTAGTTATTGAGCTGAAGAATCGCGCCGATGTCGGAGGAGCCGATGGTGTCCCTCCGCTGCGCTAACCAGTCCGCCCGATCCATTCCAACGGTTGATACAGAGTTCATCCCAGCCTCCACGTTTTGTTGTGAATGATACTAAAAATCCTTGAGTGGGATACGTTAAAAATTGTCGCAAGCTGGCGCATCGAGAAACCACGCACACCGCGAACAACACCCACCTCTTCCCATGTTAGTTTTGCGGCGCGTCCGGCCTTCTCGCCACGATGATCCCCGCCACGTCTCTTCGCCTCTCGATCTCTCGCATTGTCAGCGGGAGTTCCCAAGAAAAGATGGTCGGGATTGACGCATGGCGGGTTGTCGCAATGGTGACAGACGCACATCCCGGGCGGTATTGGACCGTTGACCGCCTCCCACGCAACGCGATGGGCCTTCCGGGTTGACCCACTCCAGTGTAGTTGTCCGTACCCATAAGCGTCGGCAGAGTGCCGCCAAATCCAACATCCCATTATACGCCCTCCACTTTGATCGTGATCTCCGAGAGAATCTTGTCGAGCTTCGCCTTCTGTCGTGCAGCGGCCCCGTCGATCACCATTGCGACCGTGTCGCGGTCCCGCTGGTCGAGGACGTTGTTGCGGCTCCCATTCCTGGTTGACCGAGCGTGGGATTCAATGTCCTGGATGTCGGTCTGGATACGGGCAACATCCCGGTAGAGTTCCCGGAGCTGTTCCATCGTGATCGCCATATTATACCTCTCTTTGTTAGTTTAGTTTTGCGCGATAAACTCAAACTCGGCTATCTTCTCAAAGCCATCCATCACCGGTATTCCGCGATGCCCTATCGCATACGGTGGACCGTCACCTCGATTTTTGTACACCCGTTGAATTAGGGTGTGTACGGCTGCGTTCACCGCCAATGTCGCAACGTTGTCGGAGATGTTCGGGGTGTCCCGCCCCATCGAGTAATCTCGAAGGATGATGATGCCGAAGCCCAGGTTCTTTATGTGCCTGATGTAGAGTTCCTTCTCCATGCCACAAAGGTACAAAAAAGAAACGACAATGTCAAGAACAAAATAAAATACCCCGCAATCGCTTACGGGGTATTGAGTTACATGGATCGCGATATGCGATTAGAAGGGTAGACCGCTGTTGTCCACTATGGGCGTAGACGGCTCCTCCTGAACCGGCGCACCCTCTTTCTTCGTGTCGAGCATGAGCATTGACTGAATGGTGATGATTGTCTTGTACTGCTTGACGCCGTCTTTATCCCAGGTCTGCTGCCCGATACTTCCCTCGACGTAGACGCGAGAGCCTTTGTGGAGGTATTGCTGGCAAATCTCCGCCAGTTTTTTCCACGCGGTGATGTTGTGCCACTCGGTCTTCTCCTGCTTGTTCCCGTCCGCATCCTTCCAGGTGTCGGTGGTCGCAATCGAGAAGTTTGCAACCGCGATGCCGCTGGAGGTGTAGCGTGCTTCGGGGTCTCCCCCGAGATTGCCAATCAGGATTACCTTGTTGAGTCCCTTTGCCATCGTCACTTCCCCTCTGTTGGTTTTTGTTTGAGCAGTTCGTGCAGAATACCCATCACGTTAAACATAATGGCACAACACAGTTCTTCGAGGGAGACGGGTAGCCCGCTGTCTGGATCGACAACGCCGTGCCCTCGCCATCCCCTCCAGAAGTCGAACGTGTGCCGGATCAGTGACTTCGCGTACACGTCCTTCGGGATTCCGGCTTGCCAATTATCCCCCGAGCGCAGCGAGCCATCCTTCTGTTTCCGGTGCGAGTGCATATACCGGGCGTAGCGTTCGAGAACTACGGGAGACAGGCACGCCTCGTAGTCCAGTTTGTTCTCGTCCAGATTGCGGGTCGCGCCGGTATTGAAGGTGCGAACGTCGCCCATACCCCACATCTGTGCCTCGGAGTACAGCGCCTCCTCAAGATATGGGGGAACCCGGGCGACGTTCTGGAACTTCCTGATGCCCTCCTTCTCCGTCATGGCGACATCGTCCGGCAACGGCTTGATCTGTAACGGGCACATCAGTCCATCCGGTGTCAGGGTGTGTGCAGACTGCGGCATCCGGCAGTTCAGGCAGTATCGCCAGCCGTTGTGCAGCTCCCCTTCTGCATAGTGTTGCATCGTCATTCCCTCCAAACTAAAATGTGGAAATTGTTATTTTAGGTTCGGGTTTTTGAAGTGATATTTCCACGCATCGGAAGAGTAAAATCCTTTGTCAAAAAATGGATGCCACGCTACCTTGACGTTGTGGATGATGCCGTGATCGTCCTGGTCGAACTCCAGCGTGACACCTCCAACGTGGGCGGCAATCTCTTTCTTCCGCATGAAGGGCGTCTGGTCTTCAGTACAGTTATGAACCGCGATGCCTCCGGCGATATACGTGTGATCTTCCTCTACGTCGAGATTGTAGACAACCTCCCGTTTCCGTCGTTTCGGCACTATCTCTGTCACAGAGATCACCCGAACCTTCGCCAATCCCATTTCCGGGTCTATCGCATAGTCCGTGCGTGGTTGGGCTTTTCTGGTGGACACGGGGACCCAGAGCACCTCGTCGATGAACTCCATGATCGGAGAACCAACATATTTGTTCTGTTTGAACTCCAGAAGTGCTCCACGCGAACGCTCGGACTCAATTGCAACAACCTTACCGTCCTTGAAACCAATCGCGTCCGGAATCACTCCGGCACCAACCGGAACGACTTTCCACCCCATCTCCTGTAGCTCGCGGCATAGCGGCAGGATGTCGCGTTGCATGTGCGTGTCTCCGTCCGAGCCGCCCCGGGTTCTTTCTTTCGATCCACCCCTGGATATTGCGATCTTCTCTCGCACAGCGGGATCATCTACCGGATTGCATGAGACACACATCTTACCCCACCACGGAATCTTGGTCCCACACGCCCGACAAGTTGTCGTCTGAGTAAACACCAAATCTCCAGCCTTAACGTTCTTAGCTGCCATCCAACACCGAATACCCGACCTTTCGATTAATATAGGATGCTCCTCCGTTGCCACAACCGATTGATCGGGGCGACCTTTGCGGCCATAATTGATCCGTACTCGCATCTGGCCTGACATTCGCCGGAAAACCCTTACTACTTTTCTGGCTTTCCCGTCGGCACAAATCACTTCATCCCCAGTCTTCATCTTGCGAATCGGCGTACGTCCCATCGGCGTCAGTACGCTTGTGTTACCCGTAAAGCATCCTACCTGAATCGCCGTGACCTCCCGGGGATAGGAGTGATCGAACTTGTGGAAGTGTCCGATGCACAGGATGTTGGGCTTCTCGCTACCCTGGTAACTCTCGACGATCTTCTGACTCTTGTAGCTGATCGCGTAGGCCGTCCCTCCTCCACCGTGGATCAGGCGCATGATCGACCGGCCATCACCTACGCGCAGGTCCATCGTGTGTTCCATGTGTCCCAGATACTTCAGGTCGTGACGCCCCTGGGACTCCGCCTCGAACTGAATGTGGCGGCCAATGTCGATTCCCTCGCGCTGCACATACCAGCCCTCGTGATCGTCGCCTGTGACGAAGCACGTCTCCATTCCCGTGCGTTGGGGCCAGTTGTCGATCAGGTAGTCCGTTTGTCCGCCGATCCCCTTCACCAGAAGATCGTGGACATTGAACCGTGCCTCACCGTCGATGATGTTGCCACACTGGTAGACGGTCTCGACGCCCTCCTCTTTCCAGATATCAAAGAGAGCGTTGAGCACATCGAGGCGCGAATACTTCGAGCCGAGATGGTTGTCCCCGGTGAGTCCGTAGATGTGGTGCTTGAACTTCCACTTACTCATGTCGATGACGCGGGTGGGACTCGGGACGATAGTGTTTTGCAGCTCCACCGAGAGGTGGTCCGAAACGATGTTGTACCCCTTCTCCACGAGACCGTTGACCGCGATCAGCACGTCGGCCACGTCCACGCGCATCATCCTGGCAAGGTCCGCGTAGCCCACGCTGGCGCTTTTCAGTAGGATGACGTGCAGCCTCTCTACCAGGGCGTCACGGTCCACCGGGGGAGGCACGGGAACAGGTTTGGCTGGCCTGTCCTTTTTCATCTCGTGGTAGATATCGCGAAACCGTTTGTTCGAGAAGGAGCCTCCCAGCCGTACCAGGGCCTGCGCCTCTTCGAGATTCTCACCTGCCGCGATATGGAAGGCGATCCTGGTTCTCAATTCACCGTCGCTGAGTGATGCCATATTAGAACTCCAAAAGGTAGAGAATGAGTGAGGCCCCACCAGAGATCAGGGCGCCGGTCGAGTTCTTCTGTTGAATGAAATAGGCCGTTGAACCGCCTCCAGCAAATAGCGCTGGCGCAGCCCAGGCGGGTGGGAACTTTGTCTTGGTGATCTCGGGGAGTGAGAGTTCTGTGGGGGTGAGCGTGAGGCCAAACTGTTGCTTCATAGGAACGTATGCCAGCGCCGCGTTGCCGTTTAAGTGTCCCTTGCCATCGAGGAGGTTGAATGAGAACGTCTGCACAGCTTGGTGGGGAGCCAGGAGCACAGCCAAACGGGAAGCAAGGGAGTCCTTGTTAGCCAAGAGCGTATCGAGCTGACCGCGAAGCGCGGCGTTCTCGTTCTGGAGCCATGCTGATTCGTAGACGGCGGTCGAGTCGATCCGGTCTCGGTAGACGATCTTCCCGGGAATCGCCACATAGGAAATCTCTGCCGGAGGTTTCACGATCACAGAGACCGTGTCGATCCGCGCTCCCTTCAGGGCCTCATGTTTGCCGGAATAGAACCCGACACAGAAGATCAGCACAAACATCCCGACACCAATCAGGACATCCTTGTTCTTGGTGATAAATTCGTTCACTGTGGGTCTCCATATATTGTGTGAAGTTTGTTGAATCGCGCATAGACGAGGGGCGGATAGTCCGACGATCCGTTGTACCGGGTAAGAGCGGCGTCGAGAGAGTGATCGGTCCCCATCCCCTGTTTCTTCTGGAGGAACTTGCACATTGTGTCGATCTGCTGATCCGGCGAGGCAACGTACTCGTCAAGACGAACCGCGATAGAAACGGAATCGGTCGCGGGGAAATACCCGATTTGGAGAAGCGAATGGCCGAGGAGTTGACCAAACCCAAAGGATGACGCGAGGAGCGCCTGTACCGAGGGACTACACTTCGATCCCACGGGATCGGTCTGCACATATTTCACAAGATAGTTCTGTTCCAGACGCACCGCTGTTTCGCGGTATGAAGACTCCTGTTCGACCTGCGCGAGCACTATGAGGGGATTGAACCCGTACTTCGGGGCGATAGTCTTGCAGAGAGCGTATACAGAGTCTCGGTCCACGAGAACCCTCCTTTCGGGTTGAGTGTAGGTGAAGGCAACAACCTCTTCTGATCCCATCACCAGCGGAACCAATATACAGAGAAGGAACGACAAAGTCAAGACAATTCTTCGCATCTCGGCCTCCACAAAAAGGTATCGTGCCCATGTTGAGAGGAGGCGTTGACGGGACGCCCTACCTTTCGGTAGACAACACGGACACGATACGGAAAAGGAATGACAATGTCAAGGGGTATTTTGGTTATTTATTGTCCCTTCGATTCCTTTCATGGTTTCCCCCGCTTTAGGGTTGGGTTGGTTGACGCGAATCCGCCGCTCCCTCGGACTGTTTGAGCCTTGACACCACCCCGGGCGTAGCCTGAACCCCAACGAGCGCACACAGGGCAACAACCCAGCCCCAATCGAGGTCCGCGAAGTCCTTTGTGGCCCAGCACACCTTGAGGTAGCTCACGGCGAATACGCCAAAGATACCGAGAGAAACGGTATGCTTCACGGCAGAATCGTCGTGTAGATAGTTCACGAGCATCTTCCTGAGTGTGTTCACTTGATCCCCCAGAACATTTTGAAGGTATTGAGGAGCACGAAGAACGCAGCCTGAACCCCAGCCAAAACCCCGGCCAGTTTCCAGTACCGGCTGTCGGCTTTGTCGAGACGTACCTTAATATCGACCACCTCCCGGTACAGTCCCCCGTCCCGGCGTGGTCCATATATCGTCATCTCGTGCTCGTCCACCAGTTTCTTCACCGTGACCATGTTGGTGGCGATAGCCCCCTCAATAATCACCTTAATTGACATCAGATCGTCTGAAGACAGTGCCATCACTCCGTCTCTTGTGGTTGTTCGTTCTGCTGTTCCGCCTGTCTCTCGTACAGGTCCTGGAACATCTCCATTTTGACACCTCGCCGTACATTGTGGACGATCATGTCGATGGTCTCTTGCTGCTCACTCTTGGGTATCTTGGCAAAGCTGGGGTCGAGGACGGTGCTCGTGATCTCCTGCTTCACGTCCTGGCCCACCTCCTTCACGTACCTTTGGTACTGATCGTTCTCCAGGGTCTGTCCGAAAACTACCCGGGAGGGAACACCGATCTTGAGACCCAGACGCCCCACCGCCCTCACAACCGGATCAGTCGATTCCACGCTGGTCTTGATCGGCGTGAGGTTGAACAGGTTCTGCGCCGGTGCAACCCGTGTTGCCGGTTCCCCGAGGGGTGTAGACCTCTCGGTAAGGTTCTGCGAGAGTCCCGGGATGCCTGATTCCAGGCGCTCGAAGGGACTGGTGGCAACGCGAATCTTCGGATCAAATATCGTGTTCACCCAACCCTGGAGCGCATCCAGTGGCACGAGCTGTCTGGCAAAGTTCGCGGGAGTATCCTGGGCAAACGACTTGACGTTCCCCTCCAGGTTTTTGGTGAGGTCCGTGAGGCCCTGAACGTAGGACTGATCCCCGAAGAACTTGGCGTACCCTGCCATCGCAGCCCCCACCCTTCCACCCAGGTTCTCGTATCGCGGGTCGGTCGAGTATTCCTTCCAGGCCGCAGCCAGGGCGATGGGATAGGCAAGCGCCCCCATCTTGTTGTACTGAAACCACCGATCTCCAATCTTGATCGCGTACGGGACCTTCCCTGCCGCCTGGAAGTCGGCCCGGTCGCTCGCGTTGTTCGGAGTGTCCCAGGTTGACTGCGTGTTGGCGACAAGCGCCGCAGCTCCAGCGAAGACCGTAGAGCCGATCATCGCCTTCGAGAACTGCGTGGTCTTATCTCCAGCCCTTATCATCGTCGTGAACCCCATCGGGCTGTACTCGATCCCCGCCTTCAGGATGTTCATGGGCGTATTGACGAACGGGATAAAGAAGTTCGCCACGTCCCTCACGCTCTTCTGCGCCGAGTTCCCCTTCAGGCTTCTCAGCTTGTTGATCTGTTCGGTGACAGCGTCGATGGTATTCAGGACCGATCCCTGTCCATTCTCTCCCGAGGAATTGGGTCGGCTTCGGAACATCCACCGCCGTGCAGCCTCGTGCGCGTCTACGGCGATCTGCGCCATCTGCGCCACCGGGTCCTGTCCCAGCTTCTTCGCCTGGTAGGTCCGGGCCTTGATCTCCCCGCCCTCGGCCATGTGAATCCAGAACTGCGATGCAGCTTCCAGGGCGTGTGTCACCGAGCCGAACGCCTGGTTGAACTTCGCTATCGGGATCATCGCCTTGTTTGCAGCCTGCCCCATCGAGGGGAGTCTGTCTACACTGTACCGATCCATCGCGGTACGTCCGGCCATCACGTCTGCCGCAGCCTTGATCGCGCCGGGGAAGGCTTGCATGGCCCCACCCACGAACCGGGGCGCCTCGCCCATGTAGTGCTCACCCTTCAGGCCCACGGCTCGCTGCATCGTGCCGACAACACCGGCACCGGCCCGGGTCGCTGTGGCGAGGGTGAACGCCTGCGCCTCGCTCGCGCTCTTGATGATATGAGTCAAGGGCGAGGAGAGCATATTGATGTACCGGAACTCTGTCAGGAGTTCCCAGGCCGTAGGTTTCACGTACTGCCGATAGAACTTCGCAACCTCACGGGGGTTCTTCCAGTCAAGGCCGTGCGCCTGGTCGATCACGTCATCCATCCGGGCGCCCGTTGCGGCGATCTTCTGGAGCACGTCCATCTGGAGCTGGTTGGCCGCAGGTAACTTGGCGGATTCCCCACCCATCGCGTTGAACGCATTGGGGTCGGCCTTCACGTTGAACTTCTGGAGAAGCCTGCCAGCGAACTTCGCGATTGACTGAAGGCGGACGTAGTTCTCGTAGTATTCTTTTGTCACGTCTCCACGCATCGAGCCTTCCGCGATCACCTGTCGCAGCTTGAGGACGCCAGCGGCCACATTCTTCTGCATCGAAAAGGGCATCACCTGGTCCAACGGCGGAGAGTTCTCCGCTGCATCCCGTACCTCTTCGTCGCTCAGTGTCTTCCCGAGGAGCTGTTCGAGCTGGGGTTTCATCGCCTGATAGTAGGCGTGGAGCCTCTTCTTCGCATCCTCGTCCACGTTCATCTGGTTGACGTTGATCGAACCCGCGTACTT